GCGGCAGCCTGTGCAGTGTCATCCAACCACTGCACAGGCACACCCCATGGCCGCTGACCAATACCATCACGGTGTCCGGGTCCAAGAGATCAATGACGGGACCCGCCCCATTCGCACCATCGCCACCGCGATCATCGGCCTGGTAGCCACCGCCGAAGACGCCGACGCCACCGCCTTTCCACTCGATACACCGGTACTCATCACCAACGTGCAGGCCGCCATCGGAAAAGCAGGCACCAGCGGTACGCTACCCGCAAGCCTGCAGGCAATCGCCGACCAGGCCAACGCCGCCACGGTGGTGGTACGGGTGAAGCCGGGCGAGGATGAAGCCGCGACCAATAGCGCCGTCATCGGCGGCGTCAGTGCCGATGGCAAGTACACCGGCATGAAGGCCTTGCTTGCCGCCAAGGCCCGCTTGGGCGTGGTACCGCGCATCCTCGGCGCACCGGGCCTGGATACCCAGCCGGTCGCTACCGCACTCATCGCCATCGCCCAGCAGTTGCGCGGCTTCGCCTACGTCTCCGCCAATGGCTGCAAGACCAAGGAAGAGGCCACCGCCTATCGCGAGAACTTCGCCGCGCGCGAAGCCATGGTGATCTGGCCGGACTTCCTGACTTGGAGCACCGTGGTCAACCAGACCGTGCCTGCGCCAGCTGTTGCCCAGGCCCTGGGCTTGCGCGCCCGGATCGATCAGGAGGTCGGTTGGCACAAGACACTGTCGAACGTCGCCGTCAACGGCGTGACCGGCATCAGCGCCGACGTGTTCTGGGACCTGCAGAGCCCCAGCACCGACGCCAACTACCTCAACGAGAACGAGGTCACCACCCTGGTGCAGGAAGGGGGATTCCGTTTCTGGGGTTCGCGCACCTGCAGCGATGATCCGCTGTTCGCCTTCGAGAACTACACCCGCACCGCCCAGGTGCTGGCCGACACCATCGCCGAAGCGCACATGTGGGCGGTCGACAAGCCCATGCACCCGTCGCTGGTGCGCGACATCCTCGAGGGCGTGAACGCCAAGTTCCGCGAACTCAAGGGGCTTGGTTTGATCATCGACGCCCAGGCCTGGTACGACCCCAACGTGAACGACAAGGACACGCTCAAGGCCGGCAAGCTGCGCATCACCTACGACTACACCCCGGTGCCGCCGCTCGAGGACCTGACCTTCTTCCAGAAGATCACCGACAGCTACCTCGTCGACTTCGTCAGCCGCGTCAACGCCTGACGCCCAACGCTCCCCGGACGGGGAGCCGACCCACCTGATCCCCGGAGAGCCCTACCATGGCCATGCCGCGCAAGCTCAAGAACATGAACCTCTTCAACGATGGCGGTAGCTACCAGGGCCTCGTGAAGTCCTGCACCCTGCCCCCGCTGGCCCGCAAGATGGAGGCCTTCCGCGGGGGCGGCATGAACGGCCCGGTCAAGGCCGACCTCGGCTTCGACGATGACGGCATCCAGTTCGAGTGGACCGTCGGGGGCCTGGAGCTGACCGTCCTCAAGCAGTACGGCGCAGTCAGCGCCAGCGGCGTGATGCTGCGTTTCGCCGGCTCCTACCAGCAGGACGATACCGGCGCGGTCACGTCCGTCGAAATCGTCGTTCGCGGCCGGCACGAGACCATCGAAATGGGTGACGCCCAGCCCGGCGAAGACACCGAGCACAAGATCACCACCACCTGCAGCTACTACAAGCTCGTCGTCAACGGCGAGGAAGTCATCGAGATCGACCTGCTGAACTTCGTAGAGAAGGTCAACGGCAAGGACCTGCTCGAGGCACAGCGCAAGGCCATCGGCCTGTAATCCCTTCCCGCCGGCCCGACCGGCGGTTTCTCTCCCCCTTGGATACCGACGCCCATGAAAACCGAACAGACTCCCGCTGACCTGCAGAACGCTCCCGAAAACGTCGTCACCCTCGACCAGCCGATCAAGCGCGGCGCCCAGTCCATCGAATCGCTCACCCTGCGCAAGCCCTCCTCTGGCGAACTCCGCGGCCTGCACCTGCTCGACCTGCTGCAGTTCGACGTGGCTGCGACCATGAAAGTCCTGCCGCGCATCAGCCAGCCGACCATCACCGAGCCCGAGGCCGCCGGCATGGACCCGGCTGACCTGCTCGCCTGCGGCCAGGTGATCGCCGGTTTTTTGCTGCAGAAGCGGGCGACGGCGGCAGCCTCCCTGATCGCGTAGAAAACGCCATGGCCGACCTGGCCGTGACGTTTCACTGGGCGCCGGACCATATGGACCGGCTCTCGCTCACCGAACTGATGGAATGGCGCGAACGCGCCCGGGTACGGAGTTCCGCCGATGGCGAATGACCTGCAGCTGCGCGTGCTGCTCAGCGCGATCGACAGAGCCACCGCTCCCCTGCGCCGCATCATGCAAGGCAGCGACGCGACGGCCCGGGCGCTCAAGGCAACTCGCGAGCGCCTGAAGCAGCTCAACGCTCAGCAGAGCGACGTGCGCGCCTTCCGCACCCAGCGCGGTGCCCTGGAGCAGGTCAGCACCGCGCTGGCCGCGCAACAGGCCCGGGTGAAAGCGCTGGCCCAGCAGATGGCCGCCGCCGGCAACCTCACCCGTGCGCTCACCCGCGACTACAACCGGGCAATCCGTGAGGCCGGTTTCCTCAAGCAGCAGCACGCGCAGCAGAGCCAAGCCCTGCAGCAACTGCGCACGCGCCTCAGCAACGCCGGCATCAGCACGCGCAACCTCGGCCAGCATGAGCGCGACCTGCGCGCGCAGATCCAGGCGGCCAATGGCGCCATCAACAGCCAGGCGCAGCGCTTACGCAACCTCAGCCAACAGCAGGAGCGCCTAACCCACGCCCGCAACACCTACAGCCGTGGCATCCAGAGCGCTGCCGCGCTGGCCGGCACCGGCATGGCGGCGCGCGCGACGGGCATGTACACCGGCGACAAGCTGCGGCAGATGCTCGGCGTGGGCTACGAGTTCGACGCAACGATGTCGGCCACCCAGGCGGTGACCCGCATCGAGCGCAAGGACGATCCGCAGATGCAGGCGCTGCGGCAACAGGCCCGCACCCTGCCGTTGTCCAGCAAGTTCACAGACAAGGAAGTCGCCCAGGGCCAGTACTTCCTGGGCCGCACCGGCTACAACGCGAAGCAGATCCTCGGCGCAATGCCCGGCATGCTCAACCTGGCCGCCGCGGGCGACATGGACCTCGGCGACACTGCTGACATCGCCTCGAACATCCAGACGGCGATGGGTATTCCAGCCGAGAAGATGGACCAGGTGGCCGACGTACTGACTGCGGCGTTCACCCGGAACAACGTCGACATCCGCATGCTCGGCGACTCGCTGAAGTACTCCGCCGGCGTCGGCCGCGAGTACGGCCAGAGCCTGGAGACGGTCACCACCGCCACGGCTCTGCTCGGCAACGCCGGCGTCCAGGGCAGCATGGCCGGCACCTCGATGCGCTCTGTTCTGACCCGCCTGGGCACGTCCAAGGCGGTAGCCAAGCTGGGCGTCCAGACCAAGGATGCCAACGGCAACATGCGCGACATGCTGGACATCCTGAAGGACATCAACAAGAAGACCGCCGGCATGGGCAACGTACAGAGAGGCGCGATCTTCAAGGACATCGCCGGGCAGTACGCGGTTACCAGCTTCGGCACCCTGATGCGCGCCGTCGAGGGCGGCCAGTTCCAGACCATGCGCGAAAGCCTGAACAACTCCGAGGGCGAGGCCGCCCGGGTCGCGTCCACCCAGTTGGACAACCTCAAGGGCGACATGACAATGCTGCATGCGGCCCTGGAAAACATTTCGGTCGAGCTGTTCGACAAGAACAGCCCCTGGCTGCGCGAACTCGCCGCCGACCTCAGTCACCTGCTGCACAACGTCGGCGAGTTCCTGAAGGCCAACCCGCAAGTCAGCAAGGGCATCGTCATCACCGTCGCCGCGTTCTCGGCGCTGATGGCCATCGTTGGCAGCCTGGCCATCACCCTCGCCGGCATCCTCGGCCCGATGATCGCGGTCCGCTTCATGCTCAGCACCATCGGCATTCGCCTGCCCGGTCTGATCGGCTTGCTGAAACTGCTGTTCGCACCGATCCGCGTGCTGGCCGGCCTGTTGATCGGCCCACTGGTGACCGCCCTGCGCGTCGTGAGCATCGCGCTGTGGGGCCTGGCGGCCAACCCGGTGGTCCTGGCAATTGCCGCCGTCGTCGCGGTGCTGGCCGGCGCCGCGTACCTGATCTATCGCAACTGGGACGCCGTCAAGGCGTACCTGCTGGGGCTGTGGGAAGAGATCAAGGCAGGTTTCGACGGCGGCATCGGGGGCATTCTTTCAACCCTGATGAATTTCAGCCCCCTCGGTCTGTTCTACCGTGCGTTCTCCGGCGTCCTGGGCTACCTGGGCATCGACCTACCGGCACGCTTCACCGATTTCGGCAACATGATCGTCCAGGGCCTGGTGAACGGCCTGCTCGCCGGCATCGGGCAGATCAAGCGCACGGTCCAGCGCGTCGGCGGCGCCGCGATCGACTGGTTCAAGGACAAGCTCGGCATCCATTCACCGTCGCGGGTGTTCGCCGATCTGGGCGGGTTCACCATGGCTGGCCTGGCCCAGGGCCTCGGCGCCGGCCAGGCCGGCCCGCTGGGCGTGATTACACGTATCGGCCAGGGCCTGGTCAACGCAGGGCGCCAGGCTGTCGCCGGCCTGGACAGTGAGCTGACCCGAGGCACCCGCTCTACGATCACCCCGCCGGCGGTGGTGACAGAACTGGTCGCGGCCCAGCGCCAACGCTCGCCGATGTTCGACCAGCCGTTGCTGGCCATGCTGGGCGACCTGGGCAAGAGCGCCGGCGCCATCGGTGCCCTGGTGCTCGGCGCCAGCGCCCCAGCGCAGGCCATCACAATCGACAACCGTCCCCCGGTCAGCTCGGCGCAAGCGGCTGTCAGCATCGGCGGCGACACCTACTACATCACCATCCAGGCCGGCCCGGGCAGCGACGCCGCAGACCTGAAACGCACGCTCAGCCAACTGCTGGACGAGCGCGAACGCAACAAGGCGGCGCGCCTGCGCGCCCGCCTGCAGGACCGGGAGTAACCACATGATGCTGTCCCTCGGGATGTTCGTCTTCAGCCTGCACACGCTGGCCTACCAAGAGTTCCAGCGGCAGACCGAGTGGCGACACGCCAGCAGCAGCCGCATCGGTGCCCAGCCGGCGCGCCAGTTCGTCGGTCGCGGCGACGACACGATCACCCTGCCCGGCGTGCTGCTGCCGGAGCTGGCCGGCAGCGCGTTGAGCCTGGACGTGCTGCGGCAGATGGCTGACACCGGGTCGGCCTGGCCCATGGTCGAGGGCACCGGACGCATCTACGGCCTGTGGGTGATCGAGCGTGTCACCGAGACGCGGACACTCTTCTTCGCCGACGGCACCCCGCGGCGGATCGAGTTCTCCCTCGAGCTCAAGCGCATCGACGACGGCCGCACCGATCTGCTCGGCTCGGTCCTCGGTACCGCCGGCAACCTGCTGAGACGCATCCTGTGATCGATGCCGCCCTCGCCCGCGTGACGGGCTACCTGACCAGCGCCGTCGACCAGCTGCAGCGCGACGCCGGCTACCCGGTGCCGGTGTTCCGGCTCACGGTCGACGGCAACGACATCGCCCAGCTCATCAGCCCACGACTGATCGCACTGGATCTGACGGACAATCGCGGCCTCGAGGCCGATCAGTTGAGCGTGACACTCAGCGATCATGACGGGCTGCTCGCGATCCCCCCGCGCGGCGCCGTGCTGCACCTCTGGCTGGGCTGGAGTGACAGCGGACTGGTCGACAAGGGCACCTACACCGTCGACGAAACCGAGCACAGCGGCGCGCCGGACGTGCTCAGCATCCGCGCCCGCTCGGCAGACCTGCGCAAGGGACTGAAGGTCAAGCGCGAGCGCAGCTGGAGCAGCCCGAAGACGTTGGGCGACGTGCTCACCGACATTGCCCTCGGCAACAACCTGAAGCCGGTGCTCGCGCCGGCGCTGGCGGGCCTGCCGATCCTGCAGCTAGACCAGGCCAACGAGTCCGACGCCAACCTGCTGACACGCCTGGGCGAGGACTTCGATGCGGTGGCCACCGTGAAAGCCGGCTGCCTGCTCTGCCTGCCGGCCGGCGGCGGCAAGACTGCCAGCGGCCTGGGGCTGCCGCACATCACCCTCACCCGCCAGGATGGCGACCAGCACCGCTACCTGCAGGCCGACCGCGACAGCTACGACGGTGTGCGCGCGTACTTCTACGACGTGAACAGCGCGAAGAAGCAAGAGGCCATCGCCGGTGCCAAGGGCGAGAACCTCAAGGACCTACGCCACACCTACAGCGACCGCCAGAGCGCCCTACGCGCGGCCCGCGCCGAGTGGAACCGCCTACAGCGTGGCAGCGCCACGCTCAGCTACGTGCTCGCCAAGGGCCGGCCGGACCTGATCCCAGAACTGACCTACACCCTGCAGGGCGTGAAGACGGAGATAGACGCGATCATCTGGTACGGCGGCAATGTGCAGCACAGCCTCAGCGCCGACGGCGGCTACATCACCAGCCTGGAGCTGGAAAGCAAGCTGCCCGAGGACCTGGTCAGCGACTTGGCCGACGACACCGGCGGCGACTACACCGGCATCATCGCCTACTACCGCGACGAGAAGAGCGGGACGGAGAAGACCATCACCGCGGGAGACCAGAGCAAGCCGCGCCGCCTGCGCTATCTGTACAGCACCAAGGCCAGCGCGAAACGGGCTGTCGACCGGGAGTGGGGACGAATGAATAAGTAGAAGTGGGTAGGGTAGAGCTAGATATCATTAGAAAAAAATATCGTATATAGGCCTTGTATGCACAATATAGTAAACAACGGCGCCAATGAGCATTAAAACATCAAGTATGAAGACCCCAACCAGAACCGCATACTGTATACAAATTCTAGCATCAATCCTCTGAAACTCTGAGCTATACACTCCCGGCTTATCGCTAAACTTGCTTTCAAAAACTCCCCTCTGTCTTTTAACCTCATCAGAAATAGTATCTAGAGTTGACCTCTGATTAAGAAGAAACCCTAAAAGAAGGGCGCAAAAAACAAAAACCCCAAAAAATATTATAGTATTAGCAGCAAATTGAGAATTAAGCGAGACCGTTTTTTTGACCTGACTTAGGGCAACAAAAGTTGCAACCGGTATTCCAAGTATTTGACCTTGAATATCAGTTATCGCCTTATGCACCCTTGTAATAACATCAACCTTAAATGAATGTATCTCCGCAACGGCCTTCTCATAAGTAAAGTCAGCCGCAAAAATATTATAGCCAATCAGAACCCGTGAATACAAACCATCCAGGTTGTCTAGTATAAATTTGAATCTGTTCCTCAGATCAATCCCATCGAGCATAGCAACAAGACTTTCACCAAATATTCTTACTTTCTGACTATGATGAAGAGGATCGGCCATTAAGCGGTCAAGCCTTTCAAAGGATTGCAATTTAAAACTACCGACATCATCAACGGAATAGACAACAGGAATAATAAATCGTCCATCCTTATAGAAAACAAACTCTTCCTTTGTCGTATCCAGATAGTGAGCGGAGTCCGAAAGCAGATTTATAAGCCTCATCAGATCCCTGTACTTGCTCACGAGCACCGGAACGGTCTCATCCCCTGAGTAAAATCCTGAGTCCAACAGATAGTAGTAATTTCTTTCCTTGATCTTTGCCCCTCGAGCACGAAGGTAACCAGAAAAATCGTCGGCTAATATCCCCATACCAACCCTAGGTGGCGACAGAGAGATAATAAAATCTTGCCCAAGGTTTACGTTGGCGTAGTCGCCCTTAATGACGGCTACGCCAGATTCGTCAACGTTAGACTCATCAACAGCTAGAATCAATGCGTCTCGTATTTCCTCATTGGATACTTTTAATGAAAACTTACTTCCGTCGATCCTAACAGCTGATCGGTAAAGTGGAAGCAAGTCATCAAACTTAATCCTCTTCGCCATCTTGATTGTCTTCTGCAACGAGCCTGCGAACTAGTTCTTCCGGCAGGTTCTTGATTGTCAAACTTTCTGTCTCTGAATCAAAGAAAATCTCATCATTGAGCAGCGCAGCTCGATCAAAAACGAGCCTCCAATTCTTGGTCACACCACTAAATTTAACCAGTGACCGCAATGAACGCTTATCAGGAATGAACCCATCCGAAATGTTTTCACCGGAGTCCTCAAACGCCTGGTTTAACTGCTGAGGGTCTTCTGGCCATAGTTCATTAGAGAATACCTCCAATTCAAAAGGAGTTTCATTGTCAGCATATCTCTTACAAATAGTATAGGCATTACGTAGAAACTCATCTTTCTGTGCCTCATCCATTCCTTTGGAATTCGCGAAGCCTTCCAAGATAGAGTTCAGCTTCTGAGTTTCAACCACTGCTGCAACAGAGTTGTTACACCCCAAGAAAACCTTAAAGAAGTCGGACACTTTGTCTTGCCCTCGTCCTTTAATAAAGCTTAGGTATTTGTCTCCCCCTGCCGCCCAGTGAGTAAGGTTTACCCGCCCCGCCAACCGAAAACCTTTTATATCCAGATGCATTGCATCCACAACATCTTTTTCTTTATTTAACGCGGTACCGAGCTCATCATTAAGGATGGCAACAATAAGATAGTCTGAATTATCCGCCACCCTTTTAAAATGAGCAATAAAAACATGACCACCGGTAGACGCTGTTCCTTGGGCCTCTTTCTTGAGACTTTCAACCATTTTGCATGTGGTAGCAACAAAATCCGACTCGCCATCTATAAAGTAGGAACTCAAAAATTGCGAAACCGGATATATATCAACATCCTCTTCGAACCTACCATGGGACTTCCCTGTTTTACCCGCATATATCTTGGCCAGCTGATCAATTAGCCGCTGGACCGTATCACCAACCTCTAAAACCTCTTCCCTATTTTCAATGACAAAACCAGCCTTAGTTCGGACGAGGCTATGAACTATCACATTTACGATTTCGTTCTCCACCACCTGTGCATCTACTACTTCATCATCAGGCGCATCAATATTCGCTTGCTGTTCTCCAGCCATAATCACTCCCCATACTTTTTCCAAAAAATCAACACCACTCAGAACTACGACTTATCTATATCTTCATAAGCGTATATCAAAGAGCCCTCACAAATTTCTAGTCACTACGTACCTGCCCTATATTCTTCTAACCGAGCCGATCCCTATACGCCTCAGTCAACTTACTCTTTCTGGCATTATTCTCTGCCTCAGAATGCTCTCTTAGAATTCTTTTGCCTTTATATATGAGCCCACCGCCAAGAGAGAACCCCAGAAACACGACGAACCAAGAAAAGGTAAAAATACTGGAAATTTGATAATTATAAAAAACAGGAGAATACTCCCAAACCCAGCCAATCACCGGATACTGGGTATTACGATAGAGTTCAATTATCAAATTCCTAACATTAACAGCAATTATAAAATCGCTCCCATCGAGGCTTATAGCGATGCTCTTCAGTGCCGACACCAAGAAAACTACAATAAATATAGACGCCACCACCCACCCAAGCACCACCAGCATTCTGGCTCTAGATTTCTCTCGTTCTAAATCCATATATCCTCCCATAACAAATCAAACAAATTCCCGCCATAGACAAATGACTCAACAAGGAACCTCTCCAGTCTTAACCAAGTGAGAAAACTGTTCCTCTGTCAGAATGAAAGCACCATACCCTTGAGCACTCTCAACCTTTGTAGGACCGGCATTTCCACCAATGCAAAGTATCGACAGGGACTTTCCAACAGTTTTCATAACTCGAAAACCGTGTTCAGTAGCCACAGACTCTAGACGGTCTTTATCTGCGGATTTGAAGCCAGTAAAAAGAATCTGCGGTCGCATGTCTGGCATGGCTTTTGGTGCAGGTTCTGGAGTTGGTGGGGCATCTGCGCCCAAAAGAAGATGGACGCCCTCAAAGAATTGGAGGATACGGTCCTTCCGATAGGTTTTCGGCAAACTCTCAGTGGCGGAACGCCCCTGAATGTAGCGAGAGGTTTCACGCCAGGTCACGAGGCTACGAGTAGTTTCAACGCCTGTTACATCGCGGTAGAGAAAGGTCAGTACTGACATAACGACAGTCCATGTCATGTTCTCGATGGGAACAGACTATGCCAGCCTTTTGGCATCAGCGACAACGGCCTCCAGCTCCGCGAGGCGCTGCTCCAGAATTTTCAGACGTTTCTTTTCCTCAGCAGCAAGCTGTATTTCTCGCTGCTCGCCCTCGTCCAGTTCGCGCCAGAGAGCTAGCAGGGCCTGCTCGCGGGGGTTCTCTGCCCCATCATGAGCCACTTTCACAGATGCGCCTCTGAGCATCTGACCATCCCCTGTAAGCAGCCAGTCAACAGAGATACCCAATCGAGAACTTATCGTCCCCAAGGCCTCGGCGTTTGGCTCCCGCAGCCCCAAGGTGTAGTTCTGGAACGATCTGTAAGGTATCTCGCACGCTTCCGCAGCCTCCTTGATCGAAAGCCCCTTGGCTTCCAGGGCCGCTCGCAGCCGAACGGAAGTTTCCGTTTGTGCATTCTTATCTGTTGACATTTCCAATTGGGTGCCTAACATATGTCCGAGTGGGTACATCTTATCTATATGGGAACACTCGATCTATGACCCCTAATCAGATCCGTGCACGTCTCGTCGAAAAGGGCAGCAGCTACCGAAAGTTCGCGCTGGCTCGCGGCTACGAGCCGCGCAATGTCACCCAAGTGGTGGCTCGCTGGGCAGGAGCGGAACGTTTGCCCAACGGTCGCCTCGCCTACGCGATTCTGAAGGACCTATCTGAAGAGATAGGTGCCGATGTCGTCCCCGGCATTCGCCAGCCCGCAACCGAACAGTAATGACCGCCGCCCTGGGGAGACACCAGAAGATGAAACGCCCGCTCCTAGAAACGCGGCGCCAGGTGGTCAGCGCGATCATCGGCGCCTATCCCGGCGGTCGTGAATGCGCCGCTGCCCGCCTGGGCCTCGATCTGAAGAAGTTCGACAACCACGCCTACGAGAACGCCGGCAGCAAGCCGCTCAGCGACGACCAGTTGCGCTTGCTCGAGCATGAAACCGGCACCAGCTACTTCCCCGAGTACGTCGCCCACTTGTATGGCGGCATGTTCGTGCAGATGCCCGATCCGGCCCAGCTGGATAACCTTGATCTGTACGCCCGGGGCGTCGCCACCGCCATCAGGCGCGGCGAGGTCGACCGCATCATCGCCGAGGCGCTACGCGACGGAGAGATCGACGAGGCCGAACTCGCCGAAATCATCGTCGCCCACCGCCAACACCTGGCCGCACGACATGCCGAAGTCGGCGCAGTGATCACCCTGCACCGGAGGGTCAAGGCGTGAGCGTCTACAAGCTCGTCTGCCCCTGCTGCCACAGCCGGATGCGGATCCGCTCCTCCGAGGGCCAAACCCCGTGCTTCCGCTCGATGTACGCGCAATGCACAAACGCGCTCTGCGGCGCCACCTTCACCGGCTCCCTGAGCTGGGACTACCAGCTCAGCCCCTCGGGCCTCGAGCGGCCACTGCTGGTGCTCCCCATGGCGCCTTCGAAAACCCGTCAACTGGCACGCCGCGACCTCGCGGCCGCAACCAATCAACTGGACCTGCTGGATCATGTGGAGTGCATGCAATGAACGGCACCAACGACTACCGCAGCACCATGCAGCAAGCCGCCGCAGCGTACCTGCAGGCCAACGCCAACCAGTATCTGTCCTCCGGCTCCGACCGGTTGTTCGATGCCTGTGTCAACCATCTGGCCAAAGGCCTCGAGGTTCCCCAATTCATGGCCGAACAACTCGCCCAGCGCGCGTGGGATGAAGTCTTCGCGGGGCCAGACCCTATCTGGCTGGGTATCGACTGGGGCCAGGGAGACGACGAGGTGGTCTACCTGATCGACACCCGCAGTCACTGTCGCTTCCCGATCCCGGCCCGCTATCTGCCCGCGCACCTGCTCAAACAGCGCCCCCAGCACACCCAGTAATCCCTGAAACACGCCCTACCCACTGCCGTGGGTTTGGGGAAGTTACGCCCAGAATTCGAGGTATCACCGCCATGAGCGGCCACATTTCAATCACCGTCGAAGTCGACCAGAACCAGGCTGAGAAGTACCTGCTCTGGCTGGTCAGCCAGTACGAAGCCGCCATGGCCGAGTGCTGGTACGACGATCGCTACCGCTATACGCCGCAGGGGCTGCGCGGCAAGCGCATCCTCGAGGACCGCCCACACATTGCTGGCATCTGCCGGACGATCCGCGAACTGCGCAAGCAGATTCGGGGGCGCGCATGAAGGAAATGGACCGCGAGCTCAAGGCCGACGTGCTGCGCCGCCTACAGGATCAGTACGGCCTGACGCCGATCAAGGGCACGAAGTACATGCGCAAGGGCGAGTGCCCGACGTGCGGCAAAAAGGAGCTCTACACCCTGGTCGACAGCCCCTGGTTCATCCGCTGCGGGCGCGGCAAGTGCGGCGACACCTGGCACATCAAGGAAATCTACCCGGAGCTCTTCGACGACTGGAGCAAGCGATCGCCGGCCACCGACAAGGACCCCGCCGCCTCGGCCCGGGCGTACCTGGCCCATGCCCGCGGCTTCGACCTGGCGCTGATCGATGGCTGGTACAGCCAGGAAAACTACTGGGACCGCGACCTTGAGATCGGTAGCGCGACAGTACGCTTCCCGCTGAAGAAAGGCGGCTACTGGGAACGCCTAATCGATCGCCCGAGCCGCTTCGGCAAGAAGAAGGCCCGCTTCAAGCCGGGCGACAGCCCGCGCGGCGTCTGGTGGTGCCCACCCAGCGTCGACCTGCAGGAGGTGAAGGAGCTGTGGATCGTCGAAGGTATCTTCGACGCCATCGCACTGCTGCACCACGGCATCGACGCCGTGTCGGCCATGAGCTCCAACGCCTTCCCCGAGCAGTCTTTGCGCGAACTCGCGACAACCCGTGGCGGCAAGCTGCCGAAACTGATCTGGGCGCTGGACAACGAACCCGGCGCCCACAGGTACACCCGGCGGTGGGTGACCGAGGCACGTGCCCTGGGCTACGTCTGCGAAGCGGCCCAACTACCGCAGCGCAACAACCGCAAATTCGACTGGAACGACCTGCACCAGCGCTGGATGTTCATCGATGACGCGGCCGAGCGCGCCGCGCAGATCGAGAAGGACCTCAAGACCGCGCGTCATGAGGGCGCGCTGCTGATCGCCGAGAGTGCGGCGGAGAAGGCCCTGCTGATGTACGACTGGGGCAAGCGCGGTGAATTCCACTTCCGCTTCGCCAACCGCCTCTACTGGTTCAAGCTGGATATCGAGAAGTTCAACAAGGCCATGCAGAGCCTGGAGGACAGCGACAACCACGACGACCAATTGCTGAACCAGAAACAGATGCGCGACAAGGCCCTGCAGCAAGCCGGCGGCGTCGTGGAAATCGCCAACTGCTTCCCCCAGGCCCTGTACTTCCAGCGCAACGAGGTCACAGACGAGAGCTGGTACTACTTCCGCATCGATCGCCCCGACGACGAGAGCGTGAAGAACACATTCACCAGCGCCCAGGTCGCAGCGGCCAGCGAGTTCAAGAAGCGCCTGCTCGGCGTGGCAGCGGGGGCGATCTTCACCGGCAGCGGCGCGCAGCTCGACCAGATCATGAAGCTGCAACTCACCGGCCTGAAGACGGTGGCCACCATCGATTACCTGGGCTATAGCCGGGAGCATGCCTGCTACGTCCTGGGCGACGTGGCGGTGCGCGGCGGCGTGATCGAGAAGGCCAACGCCGAAGACTTCTTCGAATTCCAAAAGCTGCGCCTGAAGACCCTGCAGCGTTCGATCAAGCTGCAGATCGCCACCGACGCCAAGGACTACCGCCCCGAGTGGCTGGACTGGCTGTGGACCTGCTTCGGCGCCAAGGGCCTGGTGGCGCTGGCATTCTGGTTCGGCTCGCTGTTCGCGGAGCAGATCCGCGCCGAGTTCCAGTCCTTTCCGTTCCTCGAGGCCACCGGCGAGGCCGGTGCCGGCAAGTCCACGCTGATCACCTTCCTGTGGAAGCTGCTCGGCCGGGCGGACGAGGAAGGCCAGGACCCGTCGAAGATGACCAAGGCGGGCCTGCGCCGCTGGCTGACCCAACTGTCGAACATGCCCATGGTCATGCTCGAGGCCGACCGCAGCGACAACAGCCGCGCCGGCGGCGCCGCCAAGTCCTTCGACTGGGACGAGTTCAAGCCGCTGTTCAACGGCCGCGCATTGGGCGTGACCGGCCAGAAGACCGCCGGCAACGAGACCTACGAGCCCCCCTTCCGCGGCACCCTGGTGATGAGCCAGAACGCCACGGTGCAGGCCTCCGAAGCGATCATGACCCGTATCGTGAAGCTGCACTTCATTCGCCCAGAGATCACCCGCGAGAGCCAGGCCGCGGCCGACAACCTCAACCACCTGGGCGTGCTCGAGGTCAGCCACTTCCTGCTGATGGCCATCCGCTCCGAGGCCCGCGTGCTGGAGTGCTTCCGCGAGCGGCTGAAGGTTCACAGCGCGACGCTGCGCGGTCTGAAGCAGATTCGTATCGAGCGGCTGATCCTCAACCACGCGCAGATGATGGCCCTGGTCGACGCGCTGCGCCTTGTGGTGCCGCTGTCCGAGCACCAGCTCGCCTGCGCTCAGCAGACCCTGATGACGATGGCCCTGGAGCGCCAGGACGCCGTCAACGCCGACGCGCCCGAGGTGGCCGAGTTCTGGGAGGTCTACGACTACCTCGAAAACCTCAGCGAAGAGCCGGTGCTCAACCACAGCAAGAACCCCGGAACCATCGCCATCAACCTCAACGAGTTCGTGAAGCTGGCCGCCGACCACCGCCAGAAGGTGGCCGACGCGGCAACCCTGCGCGACCTGCTGAAAGAGTCCCGCAGGCACAAATTCATCGAATACAAGGCCGTCGACAGCGCAGTGCGCGCGGCACACGCCCGCCAGAACCCCCTCACCAACCGACCCAGCACCGTCAAGTGCTGGATTTTCCAAGCCTGACCGGCGCGGCAACGCCGGAACTGCAACCCCAAAGGAGAGACACCATGCAACTGAACGTAGAACGCGGCGCACGGATGACCGGCAAGACCATTCGCCTGCGCCAGGCCGCACGTAAGGCCGGCCAGGAAGAGCACCAGATCATCAGCGGCAGCCTCTACACACCGTTCGACCTAGAGCTGCTGGTGCGCCACCGCATCAGCAGCGGCGCCAAGGTGATCTGCATCGACGAATGCAGTGAGCAACAGATCAAGCACCTGCGACACCTCAAAGGCGATATCCCCAGCGACCTCACCATCCACGCGGTTGTAGCGAACTGACTGACGACCCTCGACCCGGCGCTGCAACGCCGGAACCACAATCCGATAGGAGAGACACCATGCAACCCCTCCCCCACGACTATCTGCAACTGATCCACGACTTCCAGACCAGGCAGCAGGAGAACGAGGTAGCCGGCATCACAGCGTTGAAACGCCTACTCCCGATCGCACAGCGCGACAGCGGCCAGAGTGGCGTGATCGGTCGGTTCCTGCTCGGCCTGTACAACGGCCAAGCCCACCGCTTCGACCTCACCGAGCTGCGCAGCCTCGACCCAGCGCTGTTCGATGCTTGCCTGTCCGTGCTGCGCATGGACTACGCCCCGAAACAGGAAGTGCATGAGTACTTCGAAAACGGCGACGCGATCTGGCAGGACCTGAGCAAGCGCTGGGCCGCAGCGACGCTTGCAGCATAAGGAGGCTGACTGTGGATGTGATCGACCAAGCCAACGAACGGGCCGAGAACATGGTCCAGGCCGCCCTGGCCCAGCGGACAAACACCCGCCTGGCGCCCAGCGCCCTCTGGTGCGAGGACTGCGGAGAGCAGATACCCGAGGCCCGCCGCCAGGCTGCTCCGGGCTGCGAGTGCTGCATCAGTTGTCAGGAACTGCGCGAGCACCCCGCGCGGCGCTGAAGAAGAGGCGCCAGGGAGAGGCAACTCCCTGGCGCCAACCACCCCAAAGGAGAGACACCATGCAAGCGAATCAGCCTCAAGGCGGCGGCGCCAAGGCTAGCACAACCACGTCGGCGGCTCGCACTCGCCCAGCGATGGCCAGCAAGCGGCTGGACCTTCCGAGCATCTGTGATATCTGCGGCAACGCACGTTCTACCGGCAAACACCAACGCTGCAGCCGAATTCGCCAACAGGCCAAGGCTGTCGAGTGGGCCAGCTACATGGCCAACCTGGCGGCCAGGAAAACGCAGGGAGGGCGGCGGCATGCTTAAGCGTACCCTCTACCACTTCCACTTCTGCTGCGGCCTGGGCGGCGGCGCCGCAGGCTTCAACCGGGCGCGTCCGCGGGTCGGCAACGTCGAGGCCCATTGGGAATGCCTTGGTGGCATCGACGTGGACCCGGCCGGCCTCCGCGACTTCGAGCGCCTGGCCGGCGTCCCGGGCACCCTGCTGGACCTGTTCACCCGCGACCAATACATCCGCTTCCATGGAACGGAGCCGCCCGCCGGTTGGAGGGAGGCAACCCCGGAGGACATCCGACGCGCCGCCGGCGGGCGCCGACCGGATGCCGTGTTCATCAGCTCGCCCTGCAAGGGTGCCAGCGGCCTGCTGTCGGAGAAAATGAGCCTGACCCCTAAATATCAGGCCTTGAACGAACTGACTTTGCGTTGCATCTGGCTCATGGGCGAAGCCTGGGCCGATGACCCGGTGCCCCTGATCGTCTTCGAGAACGTCCCGCGCCTGGCCAGCCGCGGTCGGCACCTGCTGGACCAGATCAACAGCCTGCTCGGTGGCTTCGGCTACGCCGTGGCGAAAACCACTCACGACTGCGGCGAACTCGGCGGCCTGGCACAAAGCCGCAAGCGCTTCCTACTGGTCGCGCGGCACGTCGAGAAAGTGCCCCCCTTCCTGTACGAGCCAGAGAAGAAGAGCCTGCGCGCCGTCGGCGACATCCTCGGCCGCATGCCGCTTCCCGGCGACATCGAGGCCGCCGGCCCAATGCACCGCGTACCGTCCCTGCAGTGGAAGACCTGGGTGCGCCTCGCCCTGGTGCGCGCCGGCAGCGACTGGCGCAGCCTGAATGACCTGGCCGTCGAGGACGGCTACCTGCGCGATCTGGTCATCGTGCCGGAGTACCACCGGGGCGTCCTGGGCGTGAATCACTGGGGCGATTCGTGTGGCGTTGTAGCCGGCGCGAGCCGCCCGATGAACGGGCGGTTCTCAGTCGCGGATCCTCGCGCGCCGGCAAACGCCCTGCAGTACCAGCAGTACGGCGTGCGCCGCTGGACTGACACCTCGGGCGCCATCATCGGCGTCAAGTCGCCCGGCCAGGGCACGTACTCCGTCGCCGATCCCCGCGGCCAGAGTTTCGGCAAGTACCCGGTCACCGACTGGGACGGTCCGTCCGGCACCGTGATCGCGGCCAGTACTACCGGCCAGGGCGCATTCGCCGTGGCCGACCCGCGCCCAGGCGGCGTCCGGCACAACAACGTGTTTCGCGTCGTCAGCATGGGGAGCCACGCCGGAACCGTCACCGGCGGGCACTCACCCAGCTCCGGCGGCCAGGCTGTTGCCGACCCCAGGTACCACAACTGGCACCCAGGGGCGAGCAGCCGCAAATTGCACGTCGGCGAGTGGGGAAGCGCTACCGGCACGGTCACCGGCTCCCAGCAGGTGGCCAGCGGCGCGCTGTCGATCGCTGATCCTCGAGCATTCGACCGGCAGCCTGGCGATGCCTGGGTAGGCGGTGGCCACTACGGCGTGATGGGCTGGGACCAGGTGTCCGGAGCCGTCTCCGCCAGCGCCCGCTACGACAACGGCCGCTGGAGCGTCGCCGACCCGCGCATGCCGGCGGCGAACGACCGCCTCACCTGCATCATCCAGTCACTTGACGGTACCTGGCACCGGCCCTTCACCACCCTGGAGTTGGCCGCGCTGCAGAGCCTGGTGGACCCGGAAGAACAGTTGATCCTCGACGGCCTGAGCGACAGCGACTGGCGCGAGCGCATCGGCAACGCCGTACCGCCGGCCGCGGCCGAGGCCATCGCCGGCGTGATGGGCACCACCCTGCTGCTGGCCGAGCAGGGCGAAACCTTCATGCTCAGCAATACGCCGATCTGGGTGCGCCCGGTTGCGGTGGCACTGAGCGTCGCGCAACAGGAGGTGCAGCAATGAAAGCCCTTTCCCCGCGCCAGAGTGACATCTTCGCCGCCGGCGCCCAGCGCCTGCAGATGACCGAGAGCATCGAACTGACCATCCAGAGCATGCAGGCCTACGGCGCCGACCATGAGCACTGGGCTGTGGCCTGGTCCGGCGGCAAGGACAGCACCACCACGCTAACGCTGCTGATCTGGCTGATCGACACCGGCACCTGGCCGGATGGCTGGGACGGCGACGAGCCGATCGCCACCACCCCTCTCGACAAAATTTTCGCCGACGGCGCGGTACAGCCGCTGCTGTTCTGCTGAGGACTGCACCATGCACGACTTACTCAAGATGCTGGACAACCCGCGCAGCTTACTGAACTTCTCGCTGGCAGTTCTGGTTGTCCTGGCGGTGTTCTTCATGTTGAAGAGCGGCGCGCAAGTTGCTTCGCAACCAGCCTCCTCCCTTTCCACGTCCACGGAAGCACACTCAAGGGGGAAGCAACCGTGAAAGCACTGAGCATTCGCCAACCATGGGCCTGGCTGGTCGCCAATGGCCACAAGGACATCGAGAACCGCGACTGGGCGACCAGCTTCCGTGGCCGCTTTCTGATCCACGCAGCCAAGAGCATGACACGCGACGAGTACGAGGAGGCCCGCGACTTCGCCGCGTACAACGGCGTGACCATCCCAGCGCCGCACGAACTGGAGCGCGGCGGGATAGTCGGCGAGGCCAGCATCATCGGCTGCGTCGATCGCTGCAACTCATTGTGGTTCTTCGGCCGATACGGGTTCGAACTGGCTGACGCCAAGCCACTGCCGTTCCAGCCCATGAAGGGCCAGCTGGGGTTCTTCGAAGTTGAGGTAGCGCAATGACTGATCGGGCCAACCGCCAGCACCTGCTGGTATGCGAAGCCCGGTACTGGCTCCGGCGTGGTGTCACCACGCCGGAGAAAATCGCCGAGCTGAGAGAAACCCTTAAGCGGCGAGGGGAAAGCGCCGTCGAGCAGTTGATAGCGGAAATGCGCCGACAGTGGCAGGCACGGACAGAGTGGATAGGTGGTGAAGATGGCTGAACTGGACAGATTCATGCGGGAAGCCGAGGTACTGGAAGCCACCAGCCTGGCGCGCTCGACACTCTGGCGGGAGGTGAAGGCCAAGCGCTTCCCCAGTCCGGTACAGATCACACCTGGGCGAGTAGGCTGGAGACAATCCGATATCAACCGCTGGCTGGAAAACCCGATGGGATGGACGCCAACAAGGGCCGCGTGAGCGGCCCTACTGCTTGGTGTCGATGACGTTCTTTTCGAGCCAGGCGGCCCAGCGATCGAGCCCGCGCTTCTTCTCTTGGAAGTAGTCGTAGCGGTCGTAGTGCTTGGATGACACATCGTTGAAGGCGTGGCCCTGGATCCTGTCCCGCAGCTCCTTGGTGAGCCCGGCTTTCGCCATCAGCGTCTTGCAGGTCCGACGGATGTCCCGAAGTGTGAACGGGCCGTTGAACGACTTGTGATGCCGGCCGTATAGCTTCGTCACCGCCCTGGACAGAGACTGGGGGTTCAGTGATTTCCCCTCCTCCTTGCCCTGGAACGGATACGCGCTCTTCTCGCTGATGCAGTCCATTTCCTTCAGGCTCGCCCGCATCAGCTTGTTGTAGGGCACCACATGCATCGCCCGCTCACCTTCACCGCCCTTCCCGTTGCGGATCATCACATGGTCCCGCTGATACATCGTCCGATCAGACCGGAGCAGTTGCTCCGGTCGTTGACCACCGCTGGCGATCAAGAACTTGAGCAACTCGGAAGTCGTGAGGGACAGCTTCTCCGGCAGCAGATGCCAGAGCGCTTGCAACTCCTTCTCCGTGAGTGCCCGATCCCCGGGCTGCTCCCAGTCTTCCTGTACAGGGATGCTAGCCACCGGATTGCTGGTCAGGCCGAAGCGATTTTCCTGCTCCAGATAGGTGCGGGGGTTGTAGTCCTGCTGCAGGGCACTCTGGAACGCCGAATGAAGGCGAGAGCGCACCCGGTTCGTCATTGTCGTGACGCCGCCGGCAATCATCTTGGCCAGGATGTCACGGATATCGGCCGGCCCGATCAACACCGCCGGGCGCTCCACCAGGGTTGGGAACGGCTCGAAAACGTAGTGTTTGAAGGACCACTCGACGTGCTCGGCACTCGCCGCCCCTTCCTGCTTCAGCTTGGCGACATAGGCGGCCATCAACTCCTTGAAGGTGCCAGCCTCAACCTGTATCTCCTTCTCCTCGCGGCACCGGTCCCGCGCTTCCGTGAGCGCCATCGTCGGCCAGGTGCCCAGCTTGGTCTTCAGCTTCCGCCCGTTCTTCCGGCGCTGGAAGTAGAACTCCTTCGTACCATTGGGCCGCACCCGAAGCATCAAGACACCCTCGCCCCGCGCGCTGCGCCCGTCGCTGACGGTGTATTCCTTCTCGGCTGGCTTGAGTGCGCGGATCTGTCTCTCGGTGAGCACTGGGCTGTCCTTAATTGGGGGCCGTTTCTGGGGGCCGTTTGCACGGAGCAAGGTGGTTCGTCCTGGGACAGCCTAGGACGAACCACCTATCCAGAGGCCCCAGAATATAAGGCCTCGACGCACAATTGTGCATGAACTCAGACAACCATGGACAGTGCGCCTCAATGCTTCCCAAGCTCATGACGA